AACTGTACTTGATACTGATGATGGTTCTTTTATTGAACGTGAAGCTGAATATGTCAAAGAAGCTATAGTAACATTCTTAACAGAAGCCGAATTTAGAATTACTCAATTAAATGCTCCAATTGTTCTTGAAAATTTTAAAATACCAACACAAAATGTTGATGTTAAAAGACAGACAATTACTGATGAAAAAAAACCAACATTTAGAACAATTAGAGAATTGGGTAGTTTAATTCCAGGCGCAGCAGGACCTGTTAACTTACTTGTAGATAAAGTTGAAATTGAGACTGCAGGTGTAGCAAATAGAATAGGTAAAGAAGGTGCTTTATTGCCAAGTATTGATATTTCAAAAGATGGTAGACTTGGAAAAGAAGGTGGGTTAATATCAAATGGTTATGTTTTCATTGGGGAAGATCCAGATTCACAAGAACAATTTAATGTGGATGATGAACAAGGACAAAAAGAATATACAACTGTAAAACTTTTTAGAGAAGACATTGAGGAATTATTATAATGGCTGTTAGAGATACATCAAGAAAACCTTACATAATTGATAATGATAGTAATATCAAAGTTGGTATTGAC